TGGCATAGGCGTCAAGGGCAGCCGCCTTCAGTGCAAGGCGCCACTGATTCATCTGAACAATGGCACCGCCGATCTTCAGCGCGGCGTATGCCTTGGCCATGAATACGATGGCGTCGCGGTGTTCGAACAGCCAGCGCGTGCCGGCCTTCAGCGCCTCGGAAAGCCGGACGATGGTGTCCGCTGTCTGCTGCGCCCAGCGGCCCAGTGTTCCGTCGTCCGCAAGTCGCTTCGTGGTTTCGAGGATTTGCCGAATCTGGTCCTTGAAGTAGTCCAACACGCCGCGGTTGGCGACGTCCTCCTGCCAGTTGCGCCAGGTCTCGCGCAGGCGCTCCCACAGGCCGAGGATGGTGTTGGTGCTGGCGGCTGCCGCGGCCCCACCGTACGACTCCACCAGCAGGTCCATGATGATGGCCTGCGCTTCGGCGGTGCGGCCCGTGGCCTCAAGTTGTTTGATGAGCGCTTTCTGGCTCTCTTCCAGCACGAAGCCCTGGCGGCCCAGCGCCTCCATGGCCTTGCTCGGCGTCTGCAGCGCGCGGCCGATCAGTTCGCTGGAGGACTCGATGGAGATGCCGAGGCGCTGCGCCTGGTCGATCGAGATCTGCAGCGCCCGTGGGAACATGTCCCCGACGATGTTGGTGTAGGTCAGCAGGCGGGTCTGGGCGCTGGTGATGTCGCCCTTGTCGAACAGACCCCGCGCCACGCTGCCGGCCATCTGGTCCAACTGCTCGGCCGAATACTCGGCCTGGCGGCCGGTCGAGGCGATTGCCGCCTCCAGCTGCGCCAGCTCCTGCTCCCCGCGGCTTCCCTCGCTGATGACCGCCTTGATCCCGTCGACCAGCTTGTCAACCGAGAAGAAGGCGAACACGGCGCCGGCCGCCGCCCGCAGCTTCGACATGACGCCGCTCGAATGCTCGGCCTCGGTTGCCAGCTCTTTCGTCTCGCGTGTCGCTGCTGCGGCACGCTGCTCGTACTGCTTCAGGTCGGCCGCAGCATTCAGGGTTTCGCGGCCCTGGTCCTTCACCGAGTTCCGAAGGCGGTCGCCCCACTCTGCGGCCCGCTTCTGCGCCTGCTGAACGTTGATCAGGTCGCGCGCGTAGTCCTTCAGCGCACCTGCTGCCCGTGCCTGCACGTCGGCGACCTGGCTCTGGATGGTGCTGTAGCGCTTCGTCGAGACCCCGGCCTCTTCCAGGACGTCCCGTTGCTCGCGCCACTGCTGGCGGGCTTCGCTCAGCCGGCTCCCGGTGGATTCCAGCTCACGGGACAGGCGCTTGAACTCGGCCTGTTGCTTGCGCGTCGGCTCCTGGGCAGACGCGATTTCTTCGGCGACGGCTTTGAGCTGCGCCTGCGTGCGCGTGTAATCGCCCGTCAACTCGGTGATCGAGGTCCCCAGCGCCCGGAAGCGCTCGGCCGCCGCCGCCAGGCCCTTGGCCTGGGAGAATTCCTGCAGCAGTTGCGCCGTGACGTCCTTGGCTTGGTCGCTGGCCTCGCCCAGCGAAAGGATCTGCTGGGCGAGGCGCCCGATATCCTCATCGCCCTTGGCTTCGACGACGTAGCGCAGGACCTCTTCAAAAGTGGGTTTCGTGGCCATGCGGGCTCAGGGTTGGGCGCGCAGCTGGCGCGCGATTTCGCTGGAGAGGACTTGTTCGACGAAGCGCGACAACCGCGGGCGCAGGTCGACGTGGCTGGCACGGGGGCCGCTGTTCTGGAACACCCGGTGCAACGAGGGGCCCTTGCGCTGCACGATGGGGAGGCGCGCCACCAGGCCCGAGGCGGTCTCCGCCGTCTGATCGGCGCGGCTGCGGCCGGCTGGGCGGAACTTGCCGACGTTCTTCGCCGGGATCCGCTCCCAGACACCGGCCTTGTCCCGGCGCTTGAAGGCATGCGGCAGGTGCCGCGGACCGCTATCGCGCCATGTCGTCACGGTGACGCCATCGGTTCGGCTGAACCGCGGCGTGAACTCCAGCAACGGCAATCGGATGCGAGAGGCCATCAGGGACAGGTACTCCTGACCGCCCGCTTCCCGGCGCTCAACCGAGATGTGCGGCCTGACCTTGCGGGGCGACAGGTTGAGGACTTCCTCCGACACCGCGCGTGCGGCCTCTGGACCCAGCCGGCGCTGCACGGTGGACACAGCCCGGCTGAGCACCTGGCGCGTGCGCGCAGGCGCCTTCTGCAAGCGCGTGGCGTGCTTGGCGAGGCCTTGGGTATGGAACGTGACGCGGGCGCGGGCCATGGCAAAGACGCCCAGCCCTTACGGGCTGGGCAGGGTCCTCTTAGTGCGGGCGGGTATGGGTCAGGCGGCGTCGAGATAGGTCACTTCGACGGGCGCGCGGCCGGTGAGCTTCAGCGCGGTACCGGTCAGCTCCGTGACCAGGAACTCGTCACCGACCAGGTCGAGGGTGCCGCTGGCGGACAGGCTCGCGCGCGGCACGACGACGTGGACCGGACGGCCGTTGGCACGGTTGGTGCCCTCGCCTTCGATGCGCACGTTGATGTTCGCGCGGGTACCGGCGTCGACGCGCTTGCCGGTCAGGGCGGCCGCCGAGTAACTGACCTGGACGTCGCCGGTGGCGATCGCGCCGCCCTGGGTGATCAGCACCATGCCGCTGATCGCATCCACCAGGTAGTCGGTGTTGAGCGTGTAGGCGGTGCCACCACCTTCCGGCTCGATAACCAGGGAGCTGATCGAGCGGTGCGGCAGGCGCACCCACTTCCCCTTCACCACGGCCGTGACGGCATCAGTGACGGTCGCGGCGGCCTGGGTGTAATTGACCGCCTCGCCGTTCAGACCCCAGCCAAGCACCTCGGCGTCGCCGGTTTCGTCGGTGCTGAAGGTGATCTGGGTCGGCGACGGCGTCACGATTTCGTCCAGGGCCTGGCCGTAGCTGTCGCGCATCTTGGACACGCGCTGGGTGCGGGTCGGCTCCGGCGTCTCCACGCCCAGCGACACGGGGTTCACGATGCCGATGTAGCCGCCGATGGGCACACCGTCTTCGTCGACGTAGGCAAGGCGCACGTCAAGCGCAAGGTTCAAACCGGACATTCGAGTCTCCTGAAATGAAAAAGCCCCGCGGGTGCGGGGCATCGGGGGCCGGCAATGCCGGAATGGGTCAGGCAGCGCGGGTGTAGGTCGCGGTGCCGCTGATCTGCAGAACCGTGGCGTCGATGCCGTCCGGCCTGTCGAGAATCTTCCAACTGTCCAGGGTGATCACCCCGGTGTGCACTGGTGCCATGACGCCGCTGACAGTCTTGCTCCAAGCCTGTTCGATGTCTTCCAGCATCGCCAAGCCGTCGACCAGGTAGTCCTCAGGCTTGCTCTTCATGGCGGCTTCGATCGTCAGGTCCAGCCGTCGAGCACGCCGGCTCAGGGACTTTCCATTCAGCGCTTCGTCTGTTCGGTTCAGCTCTCCGGAGACAGTGCCGATCGCGATCGAGGGCAACTTGTTGCCCGGGCGCTGCAGGGCGTTGAGGTAAATCTGCGCGCCAATGTCCGTCTGGAAGGTTGCCTCCTTGCGGATCACGGCGAACTGGTCCCGAAGGCGCTCCAGAATCTCGGCCGGTGTGCTAGCCATGGGACACCACCCAGCGGCTCAGGGACTCATCGGATGACGCGTCCGGCGCCTCCAGGGTGAAGCGCTCGATGGGTAGCCCATCGGCCATCAGTTCGACGGTTGCTCCCTGGATTGGCTCCGGAACATCGGCCCGCAAGAGCCCGACGACGATGCGTGAACCGGCCACAGGGCCAAATTCGCCAGCGGTCTGCATTCCTCGATCGACGTAGCACCGAACCGGAAGAAACGGGGCCACGCCTGCGACGGAGTAGCGGGCGCTGGCCGGCTTCTCGGCCAAGCCGGCTGCAGCCAGGCGGCGATGGATCACCGCGTCCAAGCGCGCGAGTGCGGAGTTGGTCATAGGTTTCGCCCCGGGGCGAACCCCGGGGCAGGCTCCCGATTAGCTGTTGATCTTCAGCTTGATGACCGCGCGCGGCCGGGTATTGATGTTGAGCGGGTTGGACTGGCTCTCCAGCTCGATACCCTTGTTCATCCGCAGCGGTTCGGCCTTGCTGTAGTACGGCAGTCCCTGTCCCTTGACGGACTCCAGGTAGTCCGCCGGCGCGAACCGGGTGATGAACATGTCCGGGACACCCAGCGGGAAGGCGTAGCCTTCGCTCGGATTGATGAACGGCTGTGCGCCGAAGCCACCGCTCACCTCCTCGAAGGTGATGTCGGCGAACGTGAAGCCCTTGCGCGGGTCGTCGCGCAGCGCCGCGCCATCCTGCTGGCGTTCGAACGCCGCCCGAGTGTCCTTGTGGTCGATCAGCTCATCCATGAAGTCCGAGCCGACGAAGGCATGGATGCCAGTGAATGGGACGCCGCCCAGCTCCGCTTCAACCTTCCGCTTGATCTCCAGGCACTTCGTGCGGACCTTGGTGTTCGCGTTGCCCAGCTGCATCGCGACGGTCAGCTGCTGGACGTTGAACAGGTCGTACAAGTCCCAAATCACCGATCCATCCGCATCCAGCACCTCGCCCTTGATGGCGCCGAGGCGGTGGTATTCGATGGTGTAGTCGTTGTCACGGCGATGGGTCTGTTGCAGTCCGTTCACGACGGCAGCGATGTTCTGCTGTCGCGGGTCCTGCGGGTTGAACGCATTGAGCAGTTCGTCGGCCATCACGGTCGAGCGCTGCGGCAGGTGCGCCGTTTCGAACAGGCGGACATTGTTGGGGGCCAAGCGCTTGGGCTGGGCCGGGGCGCCACGGGGCGTGTTCGGCACTAGCACCAGCTTCTGGTTGGAGATGCCGATCTTGACGATGTTCGTCCCGACCAGGCCGGCTTCCTTGAAGAGGCCCATCTGCGCGATGCGCGTCGGGGTCATCGGAAGGTTGTTGACATACGCGTTCAACTCACCGGGGCTCAGCACGCCGGAGTTGACCAGTTCCTGCAGATCCATGTTGCGTCTCCTAAATGAAAAAGCCCCGCTGATGCGGGGCTGGATGCGGGAGCCAGATACCTGGCGTGGTTAAGCGGCTTCGGCGATCACGATGTCGCCGCTGACGCCCGAGGTGAGGCCGCTGGCGGCGGCGGTTAGGGTGAAGGTGCCGGCCGCACTGAACGACACGGCGGGCCAGGTGACGACGCCGTTGACGGCAGCCTGTGCGCCGCCGCCGGTGAGGCTGCCGGCGCCCGCAGTCTTGGTCAGCGTGACGCTGGCCGCGCTGCCATTGACCAGGGCACCGAAGACATCCTTGACATGCGCAACCACCGGGCCCAGAGATTCGCCGACCTCGCCGCTGGAGGGATAGTCGATGAATTCGATGTGGTGGGCATCGCCGGACTTGATCGGCGTGTCCTGCCAGCGCACGACGATGCCGGATCCGAGCAGGGACTGTGCCGCCAGCAGCTTCTGGTCGGCCGTGGTATCGCTTTCCCAGCCCAGCAGTTCGCCGAAGACCTCGGCATCCAGGGACACGGCGGTGGCCTTCACGGCTTCGTCGGTGGCATCGACTGAGGCATACAGCACCTTGGTCGCATTTTCGCCATCGATCGCCTTCTCGTTGTCGTCGTTGAGCAGCGTTCCCGCGGCCAACTTGCCCTGACCCGCGGGGATGACGATCAGCTCGCGGCTCCGCTCGCCGTTGGCCTCGGACAACAGGAACTCGGCGTTGCGGACGCCATTGGTGTACAGCTCCATCTCAGTTACCTCGCTTTTGATAGATGGTCGTTGGGTTGAGGGGGTCGTCTTTCGCGACCCCCTGCTTCGCGGCGCCCGTCGCCGGAAGGCTGGTGACGATCTCCGGACCGCCGGCCGCCTTGGCGTCGATCAGCTGGGTCCGGACGATCTCGATGCTGGTGTTGGCCTTGACATAGTCGGCCGCCACGGATTCCAGGCCGGCCGCGGCGCACAGTCCCTGCACACTGCGGGCGTACGCGATGGCGTCTCCTGCAGACGCGCCGGCGGCGCCCCGGCGAATCAGAGCCAAGGCAATTGCCGGTGCCAGGTCCGAGGCCGCCACGACGTCAGCGAAGGCCTCGGGCGGTGGCGTGTCCCCGGCTTCCTCAACCGGGTCGGCGGGCGCCGGGGGCGCATCTTCGGCAGATGGCTCCTCCCCCCCAGACCCCCCCTCCGAAACGGCGACCGCCGAAGCAGTCGCCTCGCCATCTGCATCCTGCCCGCCAGCCGACGCAGGGGCAGTCGCCGCGTCCAGTCCCATGGAGGCGACCATGTCGTCCCAGGTGCCGAGGTCGGTGGCCAGGCCGGCATCGATCGCCGCAGCCCCTTGGAAGGTCAGCGCTTCGGTCTGCCGCACCGCCTCCGCGGTCATTCCGCGATTGCGTGCCACCGTCGTGACGAACAGCTCGTAGATCCCGTCGATGTCGGCCTGCGCGCGCGACTTGGCCTCATCGGAAAGAGCGAAATTCGGGTTGAAGTCGATCTTGTGGGCGCCGGCGTAGATGGGCGTCACCTTCACGCCAAACTGCGCGTTGGCGCCGCTCCAGTCGTAGTGGAAGGCCACCACGCCGATCGAGCCGACCTCACCGGTGCGGCTGACCCAGATGCGGTCGCAGGCCGAAGCGATGGCGTAGGCCGCGGAGAAGGCATAGTCGTTCACCAGGGCATGGACCGGCTTCTTGCCGCGCGCCTGGTACAGGTAGTCCACCAAGTCGAAGCAGCCAGAGCACATCCCGCCGGGCGATTCCAGATGCAGCACGATGGCTGCGATCTCGTCGTCCTGCAACAGAGCTTCGAACGACTCGCGGATCGCCACGTAGCTGATCGGTCCGCCGCCGCTGGGTCCGGGCATCGGTCGATTGACCAGCCCTCCGGACACGTTGATGACGCCGATCTTCTGCGCCGGCACCACGTCCGTCGTAAGCGCGGTGTCCTCGCTGGTGACCGCCCCCTCCAGGTACGCACCAATCAGGCTCTCGCCGATCGCCGGGTGCACGAGTAGTGGGCGATTCAATGCCGCAGTGGCCAGCGAGGCCACGACGGGGCTCTTGCTGCGCCCGAACAGGCGCGCCAGGAGGGTCGGCTTACTCATCGTTGTCGGTTCCTGAAGGATTGGAGTCGGGGATTTCGGATCCCGCGGGGCGCGCCTGCGTCAGGCCGGCGGCGCTGACCTTGCGCGGATCGCTGTCGAACACGAGCCCGCGTGCGTCCGCCGCCCGGTTGTCGCGCTCGATTTCTTCCTCGGTCTGCTCGGGGTCGTCGCCGGCGCCCAGCACGACCGCAGAGCGCGACTTGAAGCCAGAGCGCACCGCCGTGCGCTCCGCCTGCACGTCCTGCACCGGATGGCTCCAGGGCCAGCCCTGCGGCACCCACAGGGTTTCGGTCACTTCGTCGCGGCGCTCTGCGTAGTTCTCGACCTCGAACTTGCCGGCGAGGATGGCCTGGTCGTACCAGGCCTCGCGGACGAACTGGCACATGTTCGGGATCATGTAGAGCCACTGATCCATTTCGATCACGCGCCGGAACTCGTTGAGGATCAGCCGCAGCGCGCGGTCAGAGATATTGCGCAGGTCGCCGGTCAGGACCTCATAGGGGACGTCGTGCGCTGCGGCGATGGCCAGCAGGTGACCGCGCAGAAACTCGGCATAGTTCGATCCCGCGTCCGGCGGCGTGGAGAACTTGACGTCAACGCCTGGCGGGAGCTCCTGAGCTGTGCCCGGTTCCAGCCCCGCGATTGGCGTTCCATCTTCGTCCTGGCCGGACTTCATCGACTCGGTGACGACGGGCTCACCGGCGTTCGGATCAAGCGGATCTGCCGACACCTTCTGTGTGTAGAAGGCCGCGAACAGGTTCGCGATCGCTTGGCGCTCCAGGACCGCATCGTCCAGGCGGTCCAAGTTGAACATGCGCAGGATGACGGCTGCCGATCCAGGCATGCCGCGCAGCTCGCCGGCGCGCGTGGGCCGGTAGAGGTGGCTGATCTGCTCGGCGGGGATCCGCACCAGGTCGCCCGGGTTGATGGCATCCGGCACGAAGTCACCCGGGTGCTCCCGATACATCCAGTAGGCTGTGCGCCGGCCGATGCGGTCGAACTCGATGCCGCGGCGGATCACGTTGCCGTTGGGCGCCGCCCCGTAGTAGGTGTGCGGGCACTGCTCGGCTTCGATGATCTGGACCTGAAGCGGAACCGGCAGGCCGTCGGCGAACCGCCGGAAGCGCAGGCGGATGAAAACCTCGCCGGCCTCCTTCCACTCGCGCCAGCCCAGAGCCTGCAGGCCTTCCCACGTCAGCACGCAGTCGGCGTCGGCGTACTTCGTCCACGCCTTCCACCAGCGGTTGACGCTCGCCTTGTGCTCGGCGTCGCCCCAGATCGGCTTTGCTTGGATGCCAGTGGCGATGCCGTTGGACACGCCCTTGTTGAGCGCACTGACAGCCCAGGGGTCGTTGCGCGACAGGTGTCGCGCGCGGGCCAGGACCGTGCTCTTGCCGTAGAGCTGGGACGTGTTGGGCCCTGAGTTGGGCACCACGAAGAGCTTAAGACGGCGGCCGTGGCCCGACGCCTGGAAAGGCGCCTGCATGCCGATGTTCTCGGCGATCATCGCCCGCTACCCGTTTGGGTCAAGCGGATGAGCCCCCGGCGCCGCGGGCGCGGCTGGCCAGGTGGATTGGCGACCTCGGCACGCATCTGCACCAGCAGGCGCCGCATCGCGTCCAGGCTCTGATACGTCACCTCCCGGTCGGCGTATTTGACGCGCAGCGTACCCTCGGCGATCGCGCCTTCGAGCGCGGTCACCTGCTCCTGCGTGAATGCCATGCTTACCTCGTCAGATACTTGCTGCGGGCCACACGCCTGCGCTGGACGCGAGGCTTCGGTGGCGGTGGTAGTTCGCCGACGATCACGTCGGGGTTGGTATCCCAGCTGGCCGCCCAAGCCGGCGGCGAGGCCCAGTTGATGGCGGGCACGCGCAGCCACAGGGCGATCGCTTCGTTGTAGCCGGTGAGGTCGGTCGCCTCATTGCGGTGGCCGCCAAGGTTCTGCCAACCCTTCTCCGTTCGGGTCTCGGCCGTCAACTCGTCATAGAACGACGACGGGAGCCAGGTGGGGAAGTGGTAATAGCCTGGCCCTGGCTCCACTCGGCTGGTGTTGGCGTGGACCATGTCCTTGATCTGGTTGACGTTGAGCAACAACTGCGGCACGTCACCCGTTGACCCGGAGTTTCGGTCCTTGCGCTTACTGGAGTCAGGGAAGGTTTCCCGCACCAGTGGTGCATTGCGCGCCGGGTCGCCTTTCACCAGTCGCACCCGCCAGTGAAGGCGCCGCGCTCGCAGCGAGCGCCAGAACTCCAGCGCGCGCGGCGCGGTGCCGGCCTTGCCGCCCCAGTCGATACCGACCGCGCGAACAGGCATCGTGCGGCCGGTGCCATCCGCCAGCGGATAGCGGCGCTTGATCACCTTGTCGACCAGGCGTTCCCAATCCTCCAAGTAGGCCGCTGGCTCCAGGCCCAAGAAGCCGCCCGAGCCGTCCGGCCGACGCGACGTGCGCAGGGTGAACCAATCGACCACCCAGCGCTCCAGCGCACCGCTTGGACCAACGCCCCATCCCAACACCAGGACGACGAATCGATTGCCCTGCACGTCGACCGTGGCAGTCAGGAAGCGCACGCCCAGTGGGACATAGCCGAATGTCCAATCTTCGGCGCGGTCCTGCATGTCCGTCGGATTGACCTCCTGCCGGGCCGCCATCGGCAGGTACGGCATGGCCTGGTCAACGTTGGTCGTCGACTTCAGCGACTTCTCGTCGCCGGTCGTGGCGTATGCCCTCAACGCCTTGAAGTAGCGCTCCAACAGGGACGCCCATGACTGGTACGCCGCGGCCACGCCCCCAAGCCAATAGCTGGCGGTCTTGGAGCGGATGCGATCGCCTTCGAGCGTGCCGTCCGGAAAGATGACCTGGCCATCCGCCACCCAGCGACCGCGAGCATTCATGTCCTTCTTGTGGCGGTGCTCCAGGCCGGTCTTGCAGTGAGGGCAATAGAGGATCGAGAACCGCTCGGCGAGCTGCAGCGGTTCGTCCACCTTCACACGCTCGATCAGTTCCTCCAGTGGCGGCAGCAGGAACAGGTCCAGGCCAGGGGCCGCCTGGAAGTACATGCCGCACTCCACGCAGGGCCAATACCACCGATGCCGATCGCCGCCGTTGTAGAGGGCAAGAATGCCCGGCGCCGGCGGCGCCTCGTGCGGGGTCCGTGCCTTCCACTTTCCGTCCGTGTAGTCCTTCGCTGGACTGGATTCTGCAACGCAGATCCCGGCCGACATGAACGTCTGGATCCGCTTGAGCGCCAGGCCGAAGGCCTCGTCGATGCTCAAGTCGCCGGTGAAGTTGTCCACGTCCGTCATCAGGACGTCGTGGATGTCCTTGCCCGAGAGCGTGGAGATTGTCGGCCAGCCGAACCGCAGCGACATGCCCGACCGAAAGAACTTCAGGCGGACATTGTCATCATGAGCGCGCGGGCTGAGCTGGCTCGCAAGCAATGGGCTCGCCCGGATTGCCGGCGAGATCCGCGTCTTGCTGTAGTCCTCGGCCTGCTCCTGATTCGTCTGGACGATCAGCGAGTCGGCAGGATGGCAGGTGATGGTGTAGGTCAACCGACCATCAATCAGCGCAATGGTCTTCCCTGAGCGCGCTGGCCCGACGAACACGACCGCCTCGTAGAGCCGGCTGGCGGTCGTGTCCAGCGGTTCGACCATGTACGGCGTGATCGACGGGTCCCAACTTCCGATGTTCCCGGACGGCTTGACGATCTGAAGAGCTCTGGCCCCTTCGCTCACCCTCACTCGACGTGGGGGTTGCAGCATCGCCGCGACGTCGCGGCGAATGTCACGCGCGGTCGCGTATGCCATCGTCCATCACGCTGTCGTACATCTTCTGCCGGACGGCATCGCATGCTTCCTGGACACGCACAACCTGCGCCGGCGTCAACTCGCAGTCGCGCTCAAGCACGTCCGGCAAGGTGTCGAAGAACTGCACCACCAGCTTGACCAGCGCCGCATAGTCGCTTTCGACCTCTGCCGCCGGCACCAGCGTGCCGATCGTCTGTTCCGCGGCGAGGCGTTCGTTCTCGGATTGGAACCAGGCACGACGCTCCGTGGGAGGAAGGTCGCGCGGATCCACCACCGCACCGGGCCCCACTGCACCGAACCCTCCGACGAGCACGCCGGCCACGTCCGCCAATCGGTAGACGTCATTGCCACCGCGCTTGCCCAGCGGCGGAACCCCACCCTCGCGGATGCGCTTGGTTGCCGTCCGTCGGTCAATCCCGAACTCGTCCGCCAGCCTGGCGATGGACCAGCCTGGCTGGAAGTCGCGAACGTCGCCCATGTCGGTCAATGCACAGCGTGCACACCCCTCATACCCGTGAAAATCAGCCTTGGAGCGCCACCTGTGGTGGAGCAC